CATATGTAATATCCAAGTACTTGTGTATTTCTTCAAATGCACCACGAAATGTTGCATCCATTAGAGTTTTGCGGTCGTGGTTACCTTCAACTAGAATCTTTCTGCCGTTCAACCGATGCATGGTTTTGCCAGCATCGCTTCCACTCATAAAAGCCATGTCACCTAAAATATAGACCAAGTCTTCTGGCTCAACTTTGGCATTCCATTCTTCTACCATTGCGCTATTCATATAGGCAACATCGTCTCTAAATCGCGCTCGTGTTTGTGGGCAGAACTTCATAATGTTCTTGTGCCCAAAATGTAAGTCACTGGTTATAAATGTTTTCATATTAATCCTTATTATACAGCCAGTGACCTACTTAGTCAACTGGCAAACCAAACTTGTGTAAATCCTTCTTCTGTGTCGGGCATTTCAAAATTGTCAATCATACTACGCATAACATGATCGGGGATATTCTTACCCGGACGACTTGCTAACCGGCGAGCTAACTCTTCCGGCTCAGGTGTTTTAAACACTACTGCGATATGTTCATAGTCGGGTAACATATTGAACTTACGAGCACGAGCTTTGACACCTGTACTAGTTTGATCCCATATAATGTCCTTACCTGCTTCGCGGGCTCGAACTACTTTGTCAGCCATTAATTTTACGGCCGTGGGCATATAGTCGTCAAATACTTCACTGTAGGTAGAACATACTTCCTTTGCATAGTCTTCAACGAACTCGTCTGTAGATACAACTACACAATCTACAGCCCAATCTTGATTTTTGATCCATGTGCTTTTGCCCGATGCAGGCACTCCGACCAATTGATAACATTTTGCCATTAATCTACGCTCCTAAAAGTTCGCCAATCATCTACGTTAGGCTTTTCATCTTCGTCATAGTACCAACCCAATGCCTTCATCATACGATGTTTGACTAACAGATTAGGACTGCGGAAACGTCCGGTGTCATCAAAGCCCATCATGACTCCAACTTCACATACTGCACCACTACGGCAGATACCCGCAAAACAATGTACAACTACATTCATGCGATTGTCCTTTGCGTGTTGCAGTAGTCGAACCAACTCATTAGCCTGCTCTTGACTGCATCTCATGGCTTCGTCAAGAACCTGATCATTTTTTTCTACATCTAGAAATTCAAAGTTGTGAATCTCTTTGAACTTGTGTGCAGGTACAGGACGCCAACTGGCTGGATCAACAATACTGATCAGCATACTATTCTCGCCGGCTTCGTGATGAAACCTCTTGGGTATGTCATCAGCGGCTACGTTTTCGATCCACGGCATAGAGTTCTCCTTTTCCTTTATTATAATCCCAACCTTGTCCGCCAATGGCTTTCCAAGCGTCCCATTTCTTTGCTTCTTCTTTACAGCTTCGAGGTTGGCCTACACTGCCTACTACTGCATTACACATCTCACAACGATAGCTGATACCGCTTGACTCGTCAAACTCTGCAACTCCGCCACAGGGCAGATACATTGTTTGATATTTTACATTGTCTGCATATACAGTCATTTTAACCTTTACTTTTGTGTAAGCATCCAATTGAGCACATCGCCCATAGGAAGTAGTGCAATATCACGGGAATATTTTGTAACTGGACGAGCAGTTGCACCGCCATCCCAAATCATTAGCCTTACTGTGCCGCGTCCAGAATTAGCAGGGTGCTCTTTACCAAGACTTTTAACACGGTAGATGTTGCTGTAGAATACAACAAAGTCATCCACTTTGAGCTCACGGCCAATCATATCTTTGATCATGTTGTCACCAATGCTACTAATCCGATGTATGTAAGAGCATGTAAGAATTGGTCTAGGCCCAACAGCCACCAAAACTGTTCATGTGTAGTCGGACCCCATCCTAACTTCTTATTAAGATTCATTTTGGCCCAGTCAATATGATAGTGCAAGAATGCATCGATTAAGCTCAAGTAGATTGCAGCCATAGGAGAAAACCAAACAAAGCACAACCATGTACCCATTCCGTGAAAGGTGGCGTGTAGCAATCCGCCAGGGTGTCCGTAAGTACCTTTGTTGCTCCATTGGTAACGAACTTGTAAGGGAAAGTCTACAATCAAATGTTTTGTAAACAATGCTAAGATTAACCAAAGGGTGTCGTTCATGCCTAACCTTTCTAATTACGATGAATAATTATAGCGTACTTTTACCAATTTGTCAAGCCAGTAAATAATAGCATGTCTAATCAAAAGACCCGCATTCAGCATAAAGCAGACGATTTGTTTGAGCTCCTGAATTACTATGAATATCCAACTAAGGGCGAGACATTGTGCGCCCAGAAAGGATTATTAATAGGCTGGATGGCCAGGTTAGCTTCAACTGACTATATTGTTGCACAGGAACTCGAAGCAAGGCTGAATAGGGCTAGGCAACAGAATTCTTCTTCAAAAGATACATAGTAACTTCTGAGCCTTCTACTTTAACAAGATCGCCCGGATATTTGTTACTGCCACTGTACCATTTACTGTTTGCTCTACCTGCTTCATACACTTTAACCATTTTAGGATTAAGCTTCTTCACTGTGCCTAGCTCTAGGCTGTTATGACTAGGATAACACACTGCATCCCCCACTGCCAACATTCGTCCTAGCTTGTCTCGATGTTCTGGTTGCTCTTTTGCCATATTAAACTCGTTCTCTCTTCATGCCGCCAATTCGGCTAGCCTTGTTCCAGTCGTAAGCAACACCGTCTGGGCACTTACCATCCTTCACGCTATCCACGCCAAACACTCCGCAGACTTCGAAATCTGGGCCTTTAATAGTCACAAAGGCACCCACAGTTTTGGCAAATGCCATAGCTTCGTCTAGTGTTGGACATACATTAAGTGTAAATCCTATTTTGCTTATTACCTTATACATATATACATTATACTTTCTTTTCAACATTTAGTCAAGAGAAAGCCCTACCGAAGTAGGGCTTGTTTGGAGCGGGTACCGAGAATCGAACTCGGATGTATTGCTTGGCAAGCAATCAGGTTACCTTTACATCATACCCGCTTATCTTATAAATTTTCTCATCAGCTTTAGCCAGTAGTATTTAACCCCGCGGAACGATGGAGGCCAATCCATTCCAAAGCTAGGAGTTATTTCTTTTGGGACATTACCGTATGCTTTATCAAGCGTTTCTTTTACTTTCATGTCTGAGCCTTTTATTTAACAGGATAGAATTTAACATAGTGCTACCGTTACACCAAACCTTTCGGCTACGGAGTCGAACCGTTCCCTTACTTTTTCAGAGTATTGTTGTTTATTGTTTGCTGTGACTATCCTAAAACTAGCAGGATGCATTTTACTTTTTTGACCTGTGTGCTGCCATTACACTACTAGCCGGAATCGAACCGGACCTCTGGTTTGGATTATTAGTAAAAGGTTGCTGTTAGCATCCTATATTTGGATGCGGGTCCTGGATTCGAACCAGGGATGCACCGAGCTTATGAGACTGGTGTGGTGGCCTCCCTACCCGCTATATTCTTTGCCACACTACTTATCCTATTATACACCGTGTGCCATGGTGAATTCTTCTTTTGTATTTATGGTCGGTGTGACACGATTCGAACATGCGACCACTGCGTCCCAAACGCAGAGCTCTACCAGCCTGAGCTACACACCGATTAAAATGGTACCTGGTGTCAGACTCGAACTGACATCGTTCTCCGTGTAAAGGAGATGCATAACCTCTCTGCGCAACCAGGCAAAATAAAACTGTAGTAAGCCTAGAGCCAATATCTAAGCATAGCCGGGATGCACCGGGGAGCCTATGGCTCAGATTGGCACTTGCATCTCTACAAAACTTGGAGCGGGGTAAGAGAATCGAACTCTCAGCATGAGCTTGGAAGGCTCAGGTATTACCACTATACGAACCCCGCATACTTTATTAAAACATACTCCCAACAAGTGTCTTACGCTTGTTGTACCGTGTGTTATACACATTCCCTTATGCTAGGCTCCCCCGGGTTTGGGCTACATAGACGAAGAGTATATTTTAATAAAGTGTCTAGCTACTCACACCACATGAGCCCTAAACTGAGCAGTTACTCTGTCCA